GTTACAGCATCCTGTATGTCGGTTGGGACATTGTCCTGTATGTCGGTTGGGACATTGTCCTGTATGTCGGTTGGGACATTGTCCTGTACGTCGGTTGGGACATTGTCCTGTATGTCGGTTGGGACAATGGTGGCCAACCTATTTCGCTTGTCTATATTTCGTAGGTTCCCTTTAATGTTTTTTATAAACTCCATCCTATCAATTGTGGAATTTTGAGTATTATTTATAACCCTTATATTAATTCCCACACGTTCTCGTGATTTCGGTGTTTTCTTAACCTTTAATTGTTCAAAAAATTCATTTGGCATCTATGAAATTAGGAAACAAAAAATTTTTACGTTAATCAATAATATCTAATGCCTTCTGACAAGCAATTTGTTCGGCTTTCTTTTTAATCTTGTGTGTGGCGCTGGAAAGAAATACGAATATATGTTCGCCTTTATCTGACAATTTGGTTATATTATTAAAAGAACCATACTCTGAAAACTCCTGTGCATCGTCAATATTAACAGCGTGAATCTCCTTATTCAAACAAATATATACACCCATTTCATATCCTGTATCAATATCGTGTGATATTTCAAGATAATCAGGAGTGGTCTTAAACTCTTTTTGAATTTTAACCTGTAGTATATTTTTATAATTGTCATCGGTGCTGACCAATTTTACAAAATCAACATGTTTGTCAAATATGCTCTCTACAAATAGTTGCGACATTTGAAACCCTGGACCACAATGAAATATATTCTTGAACCATCCGTCCTCGTCGGAGATATCTATTTTATTGAAATCAAGAAATAATGCGCCAAGGAATGCCTCGAATAAGCAACCAAGTTTTTTCAAGTTAGTCCGTGTTTTTTTCTCTTCGGCGTGTCTCGACATAATTAGCCATTTATTGAGTTTCATTTCATATGCCAATCGACCGATATGTTCGTTTTTAACCAGAGCAATTTTCTTCTCCGTCATAAACCCCTCATCCGCTTTAGGAAAACGTCTATACAAATTATATTTTGTAATCAGCTCTAGAACACCGTCTCCAATGAACTCAAGGCGTTCGTTTGACTTTGTTTTCAATGCTATACAGTCAGCTGGTTTATCTACAATAGTAATATTAGCGTCGGTGTTCTCGATTACAGGGCGCTTCGTATACGATTTGTGTACGAATGCGCGCTTATATAGGTCTAGATTATTAACCTTAGCTGTAACTCCATATGTTTTTAGAATATATTGAACTTCGTTCAATGTAATCTCTCTGTTCTCAGAATTGAATGGGTCAAATACGAGGTTACCATCCTCTGAAATAACGTCACCATCCTGTGTGATACTTTTAATATCTTCCATCGTGCTCATTAAATTATATAGTGACCATTATTTAAACCTTTATATAAACAATATAATGCATAATTAAGATTGTAGAAAGTAATTTAAAAAAATATCGTAAACTAATTGAATGCTAATTAAAATAGATGTAAGAGAGACATCTTTAATCGAAAAATGTGAAAACATGGTATCTAATTTCCAAAACATAAAATTACAGATTGTCCAATTACATATTGGAGACGCAATTATATGTGATGATGAAGGTTGTGAGTTGATAGTAATAGAGAGAAAGACGCTTAATGACCTGGCCTCCAGTATAAAGGACGGACGCTATAAGGAACAAGGTTATAGATTAAACGGAATGCCTCAACACAATCATAATATTTTTTATTTAGTTGAAGGAACGTTACAGACATATAATCCAAATAAATCACATCTAGAGAGAAAGGCACTACTTTCTTCATTCATCTCAATTACTTACTTTAAGGGATTTTCAATACATAGAACCGATAATGTCATGGAGTCGGCAGAGTGGATGCTTGCCTATGCTAATAAAATTCACAAAGAAAAGACCAAACCATACTATAATGATATTAATGAGATGGAAGTGAATAAACCAATGGATTATGTCAATGTTGTATCAAAGGTGAAAATGGACAATATTACAAAGGAAAATATTGGCGCGATAATGTTATCTCAAATACCACGTGTTAGTTCTAAGATTGCGATAGCAGTTATGGAAGTATATGAAACAATATACAACCTTATTATAGAATTGAAGAAAAACCCTAAAATACTGGAGGGACTTTCATTAGAGTCAAATGGTAAATTTAGAAAAATATCAAAGACAGCCACAGCTAATATATATAACTATCTGATACCTAATAGCAATCCTAGTATATCCGTAGATACAGAATAGATATTATAACAACATATTATATATGGCTAGAAAGGTAAAAGAGACCTTAAAATATATATGTATTTTAATCATCGTATCTATACCAGTATTAATTATAATTAGAACTACAAATTGGCAATCATCGATTATCACAAGAATGATAAAGACACGGGAAGGATACAGTATGAATGATATAGATGATGATGAGGGTGATGAGGATGGTGAGGGTGATGAGGGCGATGAGGGTGATGAGGGTGATGATGAATTGGGTGGTAAAATGTCTAGCACGAATAAACTTTCAAGTATGCCTATTAATAGTAGTAAATGCGATAGTAGCACCGATAATTTAACGCGCGGTAAAATCAGAAATATAGTGAAATTAAGAAAAAGTTACGAAAATAGTGGTGGTACAGTCAAGGACGATTTATATACAAAATACTATACGGCGTGGTATGACGCAGACGCGGATGAATGGGAAAATGAGAATGTAGATAAAAAAAATACAGAATTAAACACGATATGTAAATTAATGAATTTCGAAGCGGCCGAAATGAAAATTAGGAGTAGTTAATGGGTGATGTGTTATTAAATAATTTCAAAAAATTTAAAGACAAATACATTTTTATTAGTGATAATATATGTATTATGATTTCAATGTTAAACAGCTAGTATTAGAAGTTTATATAGATTGTTTTTTGTTTGTATATAATGGTTATACCAACATTATAAAATATATAAAATATATAAAATAATCACTTATGTGATTTAATCTGACAACACAATTATGTATAAAATGTTGTTTTTGAAAGAGAATATATAGCAAGCAACAAAATAATTACTGTTATAATAATTATCGAAATTATTTTTTCATACTCATAGTCTTGCTCGTAATATATAACAATAGTGTTGCGTTGGTCAATAGCAGCATTAGCTGCCTGAATTACAGATTCTGCGACCACCTGATTCTCGGAATGGATATATATTACCATTTTTTCTTGATTTCCTTTACAGTAAGGACAACCCTCTAGTCTATTTGGATATGCATTTTTATATTTTTCATAACATACTTGACATACACGATGGTCCTCAATATTACAATAGTCTATCATCTCACCCTCTTCTTCACACCATGTACAATTCATTATTTATGTATATTAATAATGAATTGTTATATGAATCAATTTATTTATTTAACATATATGGCAGAGTTAGTTCTATCATTATTATCGCCTATTGTGTCGCGTTCATCATACATATTGTCAAGAGGCGTTTCAAGACCAATATATTGTCCCTGAGGATCGTGTGCTGGAAAGCTGTTTCTGTTATATGGTGGGTCGTCCCTCCCTGCGTCCAACAATTTAGTGTTGTTCTGAGAGTGTGTATCACGCAATCCACCTTGCATATTCTCTGGACTCGGTCTTGCCTTATATATACGCTCACCCTGTGTATTATATACTTCTTGTAAATATAGTACAGGACATCGTATACCTTGACTTCTCTGCCATTTCATAAACTGGACATATTCATCAAGATTATTGAATTTTAAAGGATTTACGCCAGGGACATCTGCCAAATTTGAATTACTTAAATAAAGTGTAGTACCGCGTTGTATTAATACATTAGGGCATCTATTATTATGGACATCTGTATATCCTTCTACTAGTGGTTTATTAATAACAAAGTTTAATCCAAGACCAAATAGAATTATTATGAATGATATTTTAAGAATATACATCGCAGTCATTATATATAATTATATAGATATTTTATATAATGAAGTTCATTAGTATTCTTAAACACGGTCATAAATTTGACGAATTAATGAAGGGAGGTCCAGCCCTCGTTAAGTTTTTCCATCCGTCGTGCGGACATTGTATAGATATGGCACCACATTGGACTTCGCTCAAAGATAAATTGAAGGACCATCACCACCGTAATATTAATGTTATAGAGGTTCACGCCGACACACTTCCCGATATTAAAAGTGATTGTGCTAAAAACATACCAGGGTATCCAACTATTATGGAGGTATTACAACACGGTAGGGCTGGGAGAGAGCATAAAGGTGAGCGGGACACAGAAGCACTCCATGATTTCTTCTTAAAAACTTTTAAAGATACCGAAGGCAAAATACAGGATGGTGGAGGGAATAAACGCAGGACAAAGACAAAGACAAAGACAAAGACAAAGAGTAAACGCAGAAAGAATACAACCGGCAAACGTAAGCGCAAACGTAAGCGCAGGCGTACAAAGAAATACAAAAAATAAAAACAAATTATTAAGGCATAAACATATAGCCTCCCAATGTCATAAACGCAAGACCTATAGCCTTATATAATGTAAATTGTTGGGCAGCAAGAATATACACCGCACCACCCGAGACAGCCATCGATATCATGAACCCCGAAAGTTTCATTGTTTCTACTGCGTGGTATTGTAAGAGCATCGATGCGAATACTCGCACACTCGTTCCAAATAGGCCCAGACCTGCAAGACCAAGCCATTCAGTGTTTGTCAAGTTTCTCAATTCCGTAATCGCGGTATTCTTTCCATTGCTGGTAAAAAGCACCAACATTGATATGAATATAAAACTTGATGTAAGATCAAATAAGACAAGAGCCTTGGGTGATATTTTTTTAATAATATGTTTTGCGTATGCCGAAGTTGCCCACCCAATAATGGCAACAACAACGTAGAATATATATACTGCGTTCTTATTTTTCAACACACTCATTATATGATATGTATATATAATAGTTAACTAATAACATTTATTTATACAATAGGGCTAATTATTGTATAAACTCTAAAATTGAATTAGATATAATCATAATATTAATGTAGTATAATGAACGTTTCATACAGACTTTTGAGTTTCGCGACCTCTGATAACGAGAAGCCTCAGGACGATAGTGCCAGTGGTAGCGAAGATGACAATAGCTGTGGGTCTGATTACGAGCAACCCAAAAAACAGCAAAAAAAAGACAATAAGGAGTTTCTTGTACAGATGTTTGGTATCAACGAGAGGGGCGAGACCGCGTCTATATTCGTAACCGGATACACTCCGTTCTTTTATGTTAAGGTTCCTACGCATTGGAAATCTAACGATAAACACGTATTCCTCGACCAGCTGAGAAATGACATGGGTGACTGGTATAAGGATTGTATATTTAGTTCAAAATATGTAAATAAGAAAAAATTATACGGATTTGACGGCGGTATCACTCACAAGTTCCTACTTATTCAGTTTAATAATGAGGCAGCAATGAAAAAGGCAAAAAATCAATGGTATAAATGGTGTAAACGTCATCCTAGAGACGACGATACTGATGTAATGCGAGATAGTAACGTGGTCCGTAAATTGTATAGCTATCAAGGAACTGATATCTACGAGGCAAATATTCCACCCATGTTGCGAATGTTTCATATTCGCAAAATGAGTCCCTCGGGCTGGATTGAATTACCTGCAGCAAAAACGGTGGTTCATAAATATCATACGACGTCGTGTAAATACGAATACACTATAAATTATCGTTCTTTGAAACCACTTCCTAATAAAGAAACACGTGTTCCATATAAAATAGCTAGTTTTGATATTGAGGCTTCTAGTAGTCACGGCGATTTCCCTCTTGCTAAAAAGGACTACAAGAAATTGGCGACGAATATCATCGATAAATGGGATAACGAAACTGACAACGAGGACACGCTTCGTTCTATGATACTTACTGCTTTTAAGATACCTGGATATGGAGAAGACGACATAGAGATTGTTTATCCCAAAACACACATCAACGAATCACAGGTAAATAGTTCATTCAACCGTTGGATTACGATAAATCTAGACAATATAGACATAAGCGGCTTTGATGAAGGTGAGAGCGAACCGACCGAAGAGCGCGAATGCGACAATGAGGGTTCTGTCAATGTCACCAATGAAGACGCATATGCTTTTACGTTTAAGAAAAAAAAGACAGTAATTGTTAAACGAGGCACGGTTATCAACTGGCTAAATGACACCAGTATTAAACGCGATATTAAACTGGCTAAATTGACAAAATCGTTTGATACTGATTTTCCACCGCTTAAAGGAGACGAGGTAACATTTATTGGAACCACGTTTCTCCGATATGGCGAAGAAGAACCTTATCTGAACCATTGTATTGCAAAGGACACGTGCGACAAACTTCCACAAGTTAAAAATTCGTTGATTGAAAGCTACGCTACCGAGAAGGAGGTTATGCTTGCGTGGAGCAAACTGATTCGCGAAGAGGACCCCGATATTATAATTGGATACAATATATTTGGTTTTGACTATAGCTTTATGTACGAGCGTGCGGAGGAACTGGATTGTGTGGAAAAATTCATGCTACTATCAAGAAACAAAGGCGAATCGTGTTTGTCTTCCAAGTGGGAGGACCGAAAAGAGGTCAAGGGGCTAGAAAAAAATTCCATATTCATTGCGAGTGGACAGCACGATATTGAATATATTAAAATGCCTGGCAGACTACAGGTTGATATGTATAATTTCTTCAGAAGGGAGTATCAACTAATTAAATATAAATTAGACTATGTGTCTGGCTACTTTATTGGCGATAAAGTAACAAAGATAGAGCATTCGGAAAACTCCACCAAGATTTTCAGCAAAAATCTCACAGGGTTAGAGAATAGCACGTTTGTCAGTTTCGATGAAGAGGCGCATAGCGTGGACCAATATAAGGAAGGTGCGAAGTTTGAGGTATATGATATTGACGCGGAGGCGGGGACGTTCCACATTAAGGGTATCGAAAGTCCCGATATGACGAAGAAGGTGCGATGGGGTCTGGCGAAGGACGACGTAACACCACAGGACATTTTCAGAATGACAAACGAGGGTCCAACGGAGCGGTCTTTAATTGCGAAATATTGTATTCAGGATTGTAATCTGGTTCATCATCTGATGAATAAAATAGACGTGATTACTGGTTTTGTAGAGATGTCCAGTTTGTGTAGTGTTCCACTGGACTTCCTTGTTATGCGCGGACAAGGAATCAAATTGACGAGTTACATTGCCAAAAAATGTCGTGAGAAAAACACGCTCATGCCTGTAATTGAGAAATCAAATGATAATGGCGGGTATGAGGGCGCAATTGTTCTTGACCCAAAATGCGATTTGTATCTGGACGATCCGGTTGCGTGTGTGGATTATAGCTCACTATATCCGTCATCGATGATTAGTGAGAATATATCCCACGATAGCAAAGTTTGGACAAAGGAATATGATATGCTCGATACACTTATAAAGGAAACGGGTGAAAGAGATGCGAGGGGCGATTTTATATATGATAATTTAGAGGGCTATGAATATGTAGACATCACATATGATACATACCAATGGCGGCGCAAAAATGGAAATGAGAAAGCTGCTATGGAAAAAGTTAAAATAGGATATAAAACGTGTAGGTATGCACAGTATCCAGATGGTAAGGCGGTGATGCCATCCATTTTAGAGGAGCTTTTACACGCGAGAAAGACAACACGCAAACTCATTAAAAAAGAAAATGATGAGTTTATGAAAAATGTTCTCGACAAAAGACAGCTCAGTATTAAACTGACGGCTAATTCTCTTTACGGACAAACAGGCGCGAAAACTAGCACATTCTATGAGAAGGATTGTGCTGCTTCTACGACTGCGACCGGACGCAAACTCCTTGTTTACGCACAACGCGTTATTGAAGAGGCATATAATAATATTGTGGTCGATACAAAAGACCATGGAAAAGTGAAGACGTATGCCGAATATGTTTATGGAGATACAGATTCGGTATTCTTTAAATTCAACTTGCGAGAGTTGGACGAAACGCCTATTATAGGAAAGAAAGCTCTGGAGATTACCATTGAACTGGCGAAACAGGCCGGTGAGTTGGCGAGTAAGTTTCTTAAAAATCCGCACGACCTTGAGTATGAGAAAACGTTCCTACCGTTTTGCCTGCTCTCCAAGAAGCGTTATGTTGGAATGCTCTATGAAGACGACCCTGAAAAGTGCACACGCAAATCAATGGGTATTGTTCTCAAGCGTCGCGACAATGCTCCTATCGTAAAGGACGTATATGGTGGTATTATTGATATCTTGATGAAGGAACAGGACATTACTGCTGCTGCGAAATTTCTAGACGATTGTCTAACTGATATTGTAGATGAAAAATATGGGATGGAGAAGTTGATTATTACCAAATCGCTGAGAAGTGGCTATAAAAATCCGAAACAAATCGCACACAAGGTGTTGGCCGACCGAATTGGAAAGCGAGACCCAGGAAACAAGCCCAGCAACGGTGACCGCGTTGCGTTTGTTTACATCGAAAATCCTGATAAAAAAGCGCTACAGGGCGATAGGATTGAGACACCAGAGTTCATATTGGAGAATGATATAAAAATCAATTATTCGTTTTATATTACAAATCAGTTAATGAAACCTATTCAGCAGGTATTTGCTCTTGTATTAGAAAAATTACCTGATTTCCGAAAAGCCAAAGGAAAAACTGATCTGCGAAAATGGAAGAATCAGTTAAGAAAACTTCGCGAAGAATACCCCGACGATATTAACTATAATAAAAAGCTAGATGTCCTTAGAGGGAAAGAAGTAAAGGCTGTTCTATTCGACAAATATCTTGTTAAAATTAAGAATAAGCAGTTGGGTAACCAGAGTATTGGGTCTTACTTCAAGGTTGTATAATATTATTTAATAAATGTTCAGAGATGGGTCGTATGATGTTCGGTGAGTCATATAATTTGGCTGTGTGCTGTTATTTTCTATTGGCGCATACAATGAATATTCTAATGAGATATTACTTGGTGTATCTGTGAGGTTGCTAAGAATATCGTTTGCAATCTGTTCAGCAATATTTGTTAACTCGCTATTAGAACCCGCGGCGTCATCATCATCACCAAGACCGGCACCAAGACCGAGACCGGCACCAAGACCGGCACCATCATTACGCACATCCTCGTTTACTGGAGATATATTGCGTGGGCTATTATTAATCGTGTCTACACGTGAATAGCTGCGAATATCATAACGACACATTGGGCAT